TTGGCGACCCGCAAGAACATCAGGATGGTTATCAACAGTCTTACGAACAGCCGCCTGTGGATTCTCGAAAAAATCTACTTCTGGCTCCTCCTCTTTAACAAGTTGGGGTTTACCCGCAAGGTTCTGCTTAATGAGTTCATCCGCTAATTTGCGTACCTCCCCCACCTCTTGAGCTTGCTTTCCAATCAGCTTTTCAGCCTCTTGGTGCATTTTGATGATGTCTGACAGTTCTTTACCCCGATACTTGTCGGGAATGTCATCACTCATCGGCTCAACAGTGGAATGAAGTTTCTGCTTTTCAACGACTTCTAGTTCACTTTGCAACTCGTCTGGGTTATCAATCAACATTGTTTTTTCCTTTTTCCTGCCACTTTTGGGTTCTAGGAGACACTACGGCATAATGCTTATGTAGTGGCTTTGCGTTCAGCAGCCAACTTTTCACGGTGTTTTCGGTCAAATTTCATTGCCGAGCCGGGGAAACTCCCAGACCACCCTTCCAAGTTAATGCTTGGCGCAGAGATTGTGCGATTGGCTGAACCACCGCACTCACACTGAGTAGATTGCATCTCATAAATGCAATACCGCTCAATCTTGTGTCCGTTTTCACAGACGAATTCATACATTCTTTTCATTCAATTCCTCGTAGGCTCGTTCGCTGACCTCTTTCAAGGTTTTCAGCCAAGTCAAGATGGAAAGTTCTCCTTTACGGAACTGTAAGGTCTTTTCATCAGGAATAACGCTTATATTATTGAGGGACTCTATCATATTGTCAATGTCTATGCATAAGTCCTTCCAACCCTCTGTTGACATCATGTCAAAGCGGCTTTCGTAATATTTCTGGAGTTCTGGACTCATGGTGCTTCAGGCCACTCAATAGTCCAAGGGAAACCAGCCTGAGATGGCACATCACGCAAGGCTTGGCAGTAATCCTTCCACTCCTGTGATGGTGTCATGTCACTGCGGAAACGCCAGTCAGTCTCAGACAGCTTGGTGTCCCTAGTAGCCCGAACACTCTTGGCTTGCTCTGCATCTTTGGCGGCTTTGTAAGCAGCTTCATTCTGAGCAGCAGTGGTGACATTGCCTTCAGCGTCTTCAGTGTCAAAGAACGATGGGCCTAGATTCCATTTGGTGTACCACTTGCCATCGACTTGCTCAATGCCGCCATAGACTGAAGTCTGATAGACAGTGCCACCTGTGGCTTGTGGGCCTTCAAAGATTACATCAGCACCCAAGGCTTCTAGCACCTCAGTTGTTGTTGTGTCCCATGTAGGGCCACCATTGGCTTTTGTGTATGCACGAAACTCTGATTCGCACATTACTTGCCCGTCATTAGTTCTGATTTGCATATAAGTCCTTACGCTATTGCTAGTCCAATGTAGGTTGCAGAAGAAACATTCACATTTGTTGCTGAAACTTGATTGACTACAAAACCAGTTGATTCTGTGTCAATGGTGTCATCTGTTGTTACTTCAGCGGCTGTTGTGTTGAGGCTAATGTGCGGATCGTTACCAGACACAATACCCCTAGCCGTGTCCCAAACATACCAGTCACCTGCGGAGTCGGTGCGCCTGATAAGGACAAACCTTGCGCCACCTGTAAAGCCACAGTTGATAGTTTGTGATGAGCCATTCCCTGTGTAGGAAAAAACTTTACTTACACCAGCGCACGTTGCAAAAAGGTAGGCAACATGAGTTCCACCAGATTGGCTTAAATAACTACCCACAGTAAATTGTGTTGATGTGGGAGTTGTATCGTTCCAAATGTTTATCCAATAATCTGGCACTGCTGTAGCGTTTAAAACTACATATCCAGTGTTGCCAACAAAAGACGTATATACAAACCAAGACCCCGCTGTTGATGAATCTCTACGCTTCACAATCATTAACTCAGGCACTGCCGCAAGGTTATGGCTCACAGTCCTTGCAGAACCCGTCCCCGTGTAGCAAACGACATCCATAAACGATGGGGCGCGTCTGAAGAACCAGTTAATTATTGCTTGACCATTTAAATTCATATTAAGCTGGTCAGGAATACCTAAAGAAATACCATCATTTCCAAAAGCAGTTGTATCACCAACAGTAGCACTAGTTTCGGCTGCTGTAATGGAAGTTACAAGACCTTGTGTTTTTCCACGCAATTTATCAACTACTCCTTGATATACATTTGCTCCTGTTCTTGGAGTTGCAATATACATATCAGGTGCAAAACCAACTCCTGTGACAGTTGCGGTTGTTCCTGTTCCTGTTCTAGCAATAGCGTTATAAACACTCGTCCCAGTCGTAGGCACTTTCATCGGGCCACGGCGTATGGCTATGTAGATGTAGGTTGAGCCTGAAGCGTTGGTTGTACTACCGCCTCCATTTGCATTAAAACCTGTTGCAGTAGGTGCAAGAACACTAGATGCTGAAGAAGCAGATTCTGCATCTGAAACATTTGGCTCTAAAAACGCATAAGAAGTATTGCTAGTCCCACGCATAGTATCGTGAATACTCCAATTTCCTGTAGTGTTTGTGCGCTTAACCATTACCCACTGTGGTTCATAACCAAGACTTACAAAATTACCATTAGCGCCCGTCCCCGTATAAGACCCACAGCTAATCACATTGTCCGTACCAGTCAGGCCAAAGCCCCCTGCGTTGTGGGCGAAGATATACGCCACCCAAGTTGAGCCAGAGCCGTTGTAATATGAACTAATAGTAAATGATGTATCAGTTACAGAAGATATTCCAGAACCTGTCGCAGTAAAGGCCGCTGTTTGGTTAAGAATTCCATAGCTGTCAAAACCATTTGCCCCAGACCTATGAACAACCCACCATTGATCTGATGTATCAGTTCTCTTTAAAATAATACAACCTGTAGTGCCATTTAACGCCGTAGTAATTGTTCTAGAACCACCTGTGCCAGTCCACGTTTGAATGTCGAACATCTTTGGCTGCTTGCGGAATGTCCATGAGGCGTAAGTTCGTGGGCTTACGTTTGCACCAAAAGATGCAGAATCATCCTGCATTGAAAAACCGTTTGTATTAAACGATGTCAATGTCTTAGGAGTGTTTGATGTATACGCTGCGCTAGTGTTTTCTGAAGACAGTGGGCCGTTTGCTATACCCCTAACTGTGTCATATAAATAATGACCTACACCAAGACTTCTGCATTTAAGCCAAACCATCCCACCTTTGGTAGACAGATCAATGCCGTTGACGATGTTCTGTGTAGAGTCATTACCCGTATACAGCCAAGTCGAGAACACATCCTCAATATATGTAGGCACAACAGCTACACCATTACCACCAAAGGCATCCTGAGAAGCCGCACCAGATGTTGCTTGTAATGGCATGGGTTAAGCCTTAAATTGTGTGTTGCTTGCCAAGACTGTGAAAGTTGCACTACCTGTTTTGATAATTAGATAGCGGTAACTATCAATGCCACTAGCATTACCAGCAGTAGGCGCACCACCAAACCATCTAGTAGTCACACCCGATGTAGTGCCATCAACTTGCACAGCACTGTTGTAGTAAGCAGTAGAACCCTGAGTTACCAAGAAAGCCACAGTCATTGATTCGCCTGTAGCCATCAACGTATTGAGTGATGTACCGCTAGAGGCTCTGAAGTTAACTGTCCAGTTGGCAGATGCGTTACTGGTGTAGTACAGCACAGACTGAGTGGTGATGTCATAGTTGATAGTGCCAGTAGCTGCTGTTGCAGATACTGTTGCTACTTCAGCCGCATCGTTCAGAACAATCGCTTTGGCTGATGATGTGCCTGAGAATGTTTGTGTGCCTGTGAAGGTGTTGGCTACATTGACAACAGCAATATTAGCCGCCGCAAGTGTTGTAGCACCTGTACCACCATTAGCAATTGGCAACGTACCAGTGACATTTGTTGCAGCATTAACAAAAGTAGTTGATGTACTTCCAGTACCACCATTGGCGATAGGAAGCGTACCTGTCACACCAGTAGACAATGGCAAGCCAGTTGCGTTTGTCAGTGTTGCACTTGTTGGAGTACCCAATATAGGTGTAACAAGTGTGGGGCTTGTTGACAATACATTATCGCCAGAACCAGTAGAAGTTGTTACTCCTGTACCACCATTAGCCACAGGCAAAGTACCCGTTACGCCTGTAGACAAAGGCAAACCAGTTAAGTTAGTTGCAGTGCCACTAGATGGAGTGCCTAAAGCACCCCCATTTACAACAGCAGCGCCAGCAGAACCCACGTTTACAGCTAAAGCCGTTGCTACACCAGTGCCAAGACCAGATACGCCAGAAGAAATTGGCAAACCAGTTGCATTTGTCAAAGTACCGCTTGTTGGTGTACCAAGAGCAGGGGTAACCAATGTAGGGCTGGTATCAAGAACCATCTTGCCAGTACCTGTAACGCCATTATTAAGCGTCACACCACCATAGGTCAGTTCACCATTCATTGACAATGTGCCAACACCAGACATATTGCCTGTTGTATCAGCAACAGTTACAACGCTGTTTTGAATTAACTTGCCAGTAGTGCTGTCAAAGCGAACCAAGGCATTGTCTGTTGCAGATGCTGGGCCAACTACATCTCCTGAACCACCACCACCAGATGCCGCAATCGTTTGATTAGGCCAAGTGCCAGTTACTGTGATGTTTGTTCCAGCAACAATGCTAGGAGTAGCAGTGCCAGTACCACCATTAGCAACTGCCAATGTGCCAGCTAATGTGATTGTTCCAGATGTGGTGATTGGGCCACCACTTGTAGTCAATCCAGTTGTGCCACCAGAAACAGCAACACTTGACACAGTACCACTACCGCCACCACCACCTGCGCCACCGCTGGTAATAACTTTGATGCGGTCTTGTAGGTCTGACGAAACCACTTCACCTACGTTGATCTCTCTACCATCAGACAAAGCAATAATCAAAGAACCATCAAAATCGATGTTGGCATTGGAAACTGATACGCCATCAATACCATCTACACCATCTTGACCTTTTGGGCCTTGTGGCCCTGTCTTGCCATCTTTGCCATCTCGTCCATCTTTGCCGTTTTTACCGTCCCGCCCATCTTTACCATCAATACCATCACGACCATCTTTAATAGTGACGATGCGCTTTTCAAGGGCAGTGGTTACGTTGTCATACTTGTCACGAATGTCGGTGTCGATCTTTTTGAGGGACTGGACAACCATTTGAGCATTTTCAGCGGCCTTGCGCTGTTGCATCTGCTTAACTTCGGACACAGAATTGTTAACAGCATTAAAGATATTATCTGCAATGCCATCAACATTATTATCATTGAAGATTTTATCGATTGCCATTTGCCAACTCCTGATTTAAGTTTTGTAGAAACTCGTTTTCCATGTCTACTACGTTGCTTTTGGCATTATTCATCTGCAATTCAACAATCTTAGACTTGTTTTTGATGTCTGCTTCTTTCAGCATCAATTCGGCAATCTTAACTCGCTTGTCAAACTCACGAGATGCTTGGTCATCCTGATTAGGAAGATTCTTAGTCATTGCCGCCATGTTCTTAGACTGTACTTCTTGAGGCAACAACTGCGCCTCAACAGACAGTTTTGTAGCTTCAGCACGATTTTGTTCAGCCTGAGTGGTAGAAACAGCAATCTGAGCCTGTGCCGCTTGCAGTGCCAACTGTTGCTGAACCTGTTCCATCTGCTGTTGTTCAGGATTAGGCTTCATCATCTCATCCAAAGCCGCAATCAACTCAAATCTGTTGGTCAGGCTAGAGTTTTGCATGATTCCTTTGAGAATCAGAGGCAGAACAGGGGTGTTAGGGCCAAGAGTCTGCAACAAACCAATGAATTGCTGTTGTTCGTACTCACGAGCAATGATGCCCAAGGTGGCAGTTGGCACAAAGTTCATATCCACAGAAGGATAACGCTCTGGGTCAAACTGCATAAAGCGGAAAGCAGCCTTCTTGATGAACGGAATCAGGAAGTCTTCTTGGAAGTTGACCAAAGTGCGCTTGTACTTCTTGATAATGGTAGCTACAGCAGTAGACATACCAGAACCATCACGAGAAGCGTTACTAACCATGCCCTGAGAATCCAATGTTCCAGTGGCTTGCAACAACATACGCTCAAATTCCTTGGCAGTATTGAGGTTGTTCAGGCTGGTTTCACCAAACTTGAATGGGTAAATAATCTCAGAAGGTGCGCCATTGGTAAGAACTGCCTTGCCCGGCTTGATCTCAAACTTCATACCCCTTGGCAAACGAGTAGCATCCATTGCAATCATGGGGCTAGTAGTCAATGCCAGTGAATCCAAGTGGCTGCGGGTCTGGGCATCAATAGCTTTTTGCATATTGAAGGCTTTTTCCACAGTGCCACGACCTAACAAACGGTTAGGAATCGTGTCATCTTGGTAACTCAATACAGGACGATCTTTCATCATGTATGGGTTTTCTTCAGCTTTCAACAACAAGCCATCGTTGGCAATGACCACAATGGCCTCAACCATGTCGGTGTAGTCTTCAGCCGCTGAATTCTCAGGGAACAACTCAACAATGTCCTTGTTTTCTTCCAAGTTGTTCAGGTACTCACGAGGCACAAGACCGTAGTAGGTTAACAACAGTACCTTTTCATCCTGATACTGAGAAACTTCTTGGGTTGGCTCAAGATCAGTGTCTTCATAGGTAGGGGTGATGTCAACCTTTCGGTAGATACCACGTTCAATACCTTGTACAACCTTATGAATTGAGACATACTTCTCAATAGCCACACCCATACAGTCATCAATGCTTGTCCCGTTGGGGTCAAACAAGAAGTTCTTAGGGTTGACAGGCATGATCTTGACCGCAATACGGTCTTTTTCAGTCACGCCAATAGCGGCTTGCCCAACTTGGCCGGGGATTGCCTTGGTTGTTGGGATGTACTCTTTTTCAGTCTTGACGATGATCTCGCCAATGCCTGTTCCATAGATTTCAGCCATCAACTCGATCTGATCGATAGCTTTTCTGATTTTGTCTTTCTTGAAGTCTTCCATCATTTGAGCCTTGATTAGCTCAACATCCAATGGATTACCGTCTACATCTTGAAGATCGTCTTCAATGTCGAAGAAGTCGCCTTGACCAAAGATAGCTTCCATGATCTCGGCATGGCGGGTTTCTACGGCTTGTTGGGTAGCGGGGGTGACGATGCGGCTACGCTCAGATTCACGAGTCTTGTCTTCAGAAGCCCATTGACCACGGAAGATGCGTTCGTACTCTAGCCAGTCAGGGAGGAAGTTGACATCTCGGTAGTCACGCCACCGTTGGCAATGGTCAACGACAAAGGCAGTGATTTCTTTGTCAGCCTCTGTTGGCTGATAAAACTCGTTTTGCTCTAATTTCACTTGTTTGTCTGTTGCCATTTATTTACCCTATACACCTGAAATGATGTCAACTGGTTGCCACTCGTCTTCATCATCTGCCTCAAAGTAAGAGGTTATAGACAACTGATCTATATAACTAAGGGAGTCCGGCAAGTCATCCTGAACACCCTGCGATGGAAACATCAGCAGTTGATCTAGGAACTCTGTCCAGTCTTCTTCCTTATTAAGCACTATTCTGCCATGCTCAAACCGTCCCTGCAATGCCCAAATCACCCTGTCTGACTTCTTCTTGTTCCCATGCGTCAAATCCACAATATGAGCATATATGTTCGATTTTCGCATTAAATCAGACAAATAGGGAAGTACCGCATTTTTCAACGCTCCACGCTCAATCCCAATACTCAGCGGCTTGTAGTCCCGAATCGCCATCAGAATGTTCACAGCCGTAGTCCGAATGTCCCACCGACCATGCTCAATCTTCTCTACATACCACTTACCATCATCAGTGACCTTCACTACAGATATAGCCGTTTGATCTAACCGCTTCTTAGAGTTAGCAGCCTGTTTAGCCACCTCCTCAAATCCAGCCAAGTCAACCGCAATGAAATAAGAACCCCTCTCAGGGATTTCCCCATACTTAATCCACTCCTCCTTGAAGACATCAGAGCCAGCATTGTCAAAACTAGCCATATATTCTTGCTTGAACGCAAAGGAAGATAAGGTCTTCTTGGCACTCTCAATCTCAGCCTCGTCAATCAAAGGGTTGTCCTTGGTGGTGAAATGCCATGACTTCCAGTCAGGGTCTTGCTCCTCTTGCCCCAAGTTGTACAGGTCATAGAACCAATTCCTACCCTTTGGCGTACCAATAAACATGGCACGACCACGTTTGTCACTCAATGAAGCCCGAATCACCTGTTCCCAAGTCTCAGGCTTAATGTCAGCTACCTCGTCCAAGACTGCATATGTCAGACTGACACCCCGCAAAGTGTCAGGTCTATCCGAACCCCTCACATATATCTTGGCCCCATTAATCAAGGTCACTTCCATGTTGTTTACATGGCTAGACTGGATAATCTCACGACCTACATCCAAGAGAACATCCCACACAATCTGACGAGCCTGACCTTGGGTGGGCGCAACGTACAGCACCGCCGAGCCACTTGGACAGCTAAGACCCTCAATCAATAAGGTGGTCACGGCTAGGCGTGACTTACCACAGCGCCTGCCAGCAACCACAACCTTGAACCTCGTCTTATCAGCATACACCTCTTGCTGCCACGGCAATAGCGCAAAGTTCAGATCAGCCATTCTTAGCCTCGATGTCTTCTATATCTTCTGGCTCAATTGTCGTTGTGGCAACTGTAGGTGCGCCTATGCCTGAAATAGTGATATTGACCGCACTCCTCTGGCTCTTATCCTTCTCAAACATGGATACAGGCAGGGTACGGTCAACGCACATCTTGATAGCCGCCATTTGTGCAGGGTGATTGTCATTCAACGCAATGGAAATCATCTTCTCCACGACATCCTTACCGCTAGACTTGATAAGCATATCCTTCAACTCTTTTAACCGCTGATGGTCAGTCTTGGGCAACGCTAAAGCAGGATTCCTAGCGTACTCCTGTATCTGCCGCTTTAGGCCAAATGTGCCTTTGGGTCTACCAGCCTTCTTCTTCTGCGGCTCTGGCTCGTCATCCTGAATGTCATCAATGTGCTCTATGTTCACGATTGTCCTTGGGGGTTGTGGGCGTGATGTCGGGGATTATGGCTTTTTTTCACGCAATATGATAGATTTGTGTTGCTGGCGCAAAGTAACCGAATGATTCCCTTTGTGGTTATCTAGTTAATATTCGGGGCTCCCTGCGTCCAGCAACCCCCTTTTTTTTCAAATTGGGATAGTGGTTTGTTGGGATTTTGCTAGTTTTGTTTTTGGTGAGGGGCGGAGGCTCCCACAATTATCACGACCAGACCCGACCCCCTCCCCCCCCATCTCTAAAACAGACCAGTTATCCACAGGCACTTGTGGATACTGTGGATAACATCTGCAAGTCGTTGATTCTATTGATGTTTTTATAGACGCTTACAAGTTGCTGACATATCTGGCTTTATACGATGTCCATTATGTTAACTAATAATATCTGAAAGCATTACACGCAATGGGTGAATGAAACGCAATCTGTAACCAATCGGCAAGATTGTGCATAACTTCGCCATCTGCCTGTGGATAACTCGGCCGATCGGCGGGTTGGCAGCTGGCGGGGGCGGAGAGGGAGAGAGGCGGGTGGTGCTTTATTGGGGTACTAACCAAACTTTTAGCCATAAGACTTTTAAGTAGTAACAGATTCATTTGTTAGACATTTCAATTATTAAAAGATAAAAGACTCAAAGCATCCAGATAATCCGCAAGCCAATGCCATTTAAACGCCACCAAAGGGGTCAGGAACGCCATCAATAGCGTCTTGCATGGTGTAGGTTACATCAACGCTTTCAAGCGGCATAAACGGCCTGTAACCCAAACTCCAAACATGGACGTAAACCCGCTGAAGTTCCAGCCAACCTTCGGTAATGTTTCCCTCGCCAGCTTGAAGCAACAGCACTAACTCCTCTGGCGTTAACTTGCGCTGGAAGTATTTGGTATCTCTCTTGGTCGGCCTCGCCATCTTTACTCCCCAATCTTCTTGTACTTAGGCACATAGTCGCCATCACCTTCAAAGGCGTGAAGGTCATCAGCCAAGTCTTCAAACCCTGAACCCTTACCAAACCCTTCACCAGCTTTAAAGCTAATGACCTTGGCTGTTGGGTCAAAGGCTTTGACCTTGATGATGGCTTGCACCAACTCATCATTGAGGATGACTTCCATCTCCTCCATGCTCCAGATCGTCAGGTCTTTGCGGCTGGCTTGTAAGTTGACCGCATCGTTGACGGTTTGGCAAACCGCATTGCGGACACCCTTTTGGTTCATCCATTCCACGAACCTGATCGGTGGGTTAGGGTCAACCTCATTTTCCACAGCCCACTTCTCCAAAGCGTCATAACCTTTGACCATGCCTTGAATCGCTCGGGTTAACCGATCAAGGTCTTGAAAGTCCAGAGCATCCCAAACCCTACCCATTTGACCCCAAAACTTCGTCCTAAACTCACTGTCAACTAAAGTAATCAATCGGTCAACACCCCATTTTTCCCAATGTTGCTCCTTGCGCCTGTCCAACTCAACCAGCAGCGAGTTAGACGCAATCTCAAAATCCGTTGCCTTGCGCTTCGGCACTTGCAAATCCGGAACTTCCTTACGTGACAATTTTCGAACCATTTTGAACCTTTACAAAAAAAACAGACAACAGACAAACCGACAGTGGACAAACCTCTTGTTCATAGACAAGAGGTGGTTTGTCCACATATACTCGGACAGACAATTTGGACATTTGTCCGGTTTGTCCGGTTTGTCCAGTGGATAAACATACAGTAGTGTCATCCTCCGAACTTCTCGGAGTCCACCTTCAACCATACAAAACCAGACCCAATTACAACCTTCTTAGCGTCAACAAGTCTCTCCCTTGCCCTAGTCCAAGCCTTCTGAAACGCTGCCTTATCATCCTCAGTACACCCTTTCATAGACCAGAATTCAGCCTTCCAGTCCTCCAAGTTCACACCATAGCGGGTAGTACCTTCCACTTCACGATATGATGCTTTACTCTTAATGACTTTCATCAAAGAATCCAACTCCAAACGCTGATTTCCACCACTTCCAGCATTGTTTTTAGCGTTCTTCTTTGTGTTCTGCACGATGTCTTGGTTGGCCTGAACAGCCAAAGATGTCAGGCTTTCAAACCCCAAGGCTGATGTTGATACATCAATTGCTACGACATCAAATCCAATTGCGATGTCATCTGACCCATCCTTTTGCTTGGTAACGGTGATAGTTCCCGACCCTCTAACTGAGGGGTCACCAGTGTTGATGACTGAATCCAGTCTGTTTATCTCAAGTTCTGTGTCCACGGCTCCAAGCAGCGAACTATGGCCTCGCAGTCCCTTAGTGACATCCTTGCCGCTGTGATGGATGACCAGCAAGGCACATTCATATAGTGCTTGAAGTTTCCCTGCTTGGGTGATGAAGCCACCCATGTCCTCTGAGGAGTTCTCGTTAAAGCCTCCACCAGACATCCTCATTAGCGTATCTAGAACGATCATTACAAGTGGTTCACCAATTTCCTCTAGCAAGTCGTTGATTGCTTTGAGTAAATTGTCAAAGTCCTCTTGTGATGATCTAAGGTTAATTTGCGCTCTGATGACGTACAGGGGTGACCCATCAGGGCTGTTGTTCTTGATCTTGCAAGCCTTAATCCTTGCGCCTAGTCCTCCATGCCCTTCACCTGCGATATACAGAACCACGCCGGACTGCTTGACTTTCTTGCCCATCCAGTCACGTCCTGTAGCTACCGCCTCAGCCATATCCAAGGCTATAAACGACTTATAGCTGGCTGGTGGTGCATACAAGGCTACAAACGCCTTCTTTGGGATGATGTCCTCAATTAGCCACTCTACTGGCTCATCCTTGATAGAGTCCCAAGACTCGACCAGAAAACGTGACTTCTGGGCAGATTCAGATTGTTGTGCTTCAACTTCAGGCACATACATGGCTAGTCTTTGCGGCAGCCAAACTTCATCTATCGACTTGATAACGACACAGGCTTTAGCCATCTGAGCCAATGTCTTCCTGTCGCCACCATACTTATTAACCCACTCATGAGCATCCTCTTTGGGGTGTTTAAGGTCTAAATCCAACACCCTGATGCTCTTTGCGACTGGTAGGAGTGCCTCCACGACCTTTTGGGCATAACTCCACCCTGCTGTATCGTTATCCGGCACGATCACCACATTAGCGCCAGCAAAGTACTGGTTGAGTTCTGGACTCCAGTTGCCTGAACCAGCGTGAGATGTTGTAGCCACGACCCCAAGGCTGCCTAAAGCATCTGCCGCCTTTTCTCCTTCAGTCACATAGACAACCCGACCTGCGGCAGTTGCTTCTTGCAGATCGGGGAGCCTGTAGGGGACGATGCGGCAGTCTCCTAGCTTGCTTTGCCTAGAGTTGTCGGGCATGACTCTGAGGGTCTTGTATGTTTTTCCTTTAGCGTCATTGGTCTTGAATCTTTGCTTCACAAACAGGCTGACACCATCTTCATCTGTGTTGTGCCACTCCTGTTGGAATGTCGGTGTCTGGATGTAGGGTAGGGGTTTGATGCTTGAGAGGTATTCAGTGCGTTCAGGGAGTGATGGGAGGAGTCCCATATCTCTAATTGTTTGGAACACGGTGTGCTGATCGCAACCGCTAAAGCATTTGAATAAGTAGTTGCCATCATCATTCATTGCGATGTGAAGGCTAGGGTTTTTGTCTCCATTGCCTTGACCGTGACTAGGTACAGGGCAACTAGCTAGGTAACCATTACCTGTCTTTTTGGGGTGTCCCAACGCAGTGGCTAGTTCTTGTGCTGACATTTGTTGTGGTTTCTTTTATAGGGGACAAAAAAACCAGAGTCTTCCCCCGAAAACTCTGGTGCTGTGAGTTGTGCAGTTATTAGCTGAACATCTCGTCATCACTCATTGCTGGTGATGGTGCTGGCTTGGCAACTGGTGTAGGTGCTGGTTTAGAGGCTTGCACTGGTGCTGGTGTTGAAAAGTCAGGCTCTGCACCTGCACCGTCTGCCAGTGCTGGAGGACGAGGAACCCATCCTGTCACCTCAAACATTGGGACTCTTGTGGAGCCTTTGCCAACCTTCTCGGGGCGTGAACCCTTGTACTCCACGACTGGCAACTTACCAGCATTGGCTGGCGCTTGCGCCTGTACTTGCTTGTATAGAGCCTCAAGTCCCATATTAGAACCCGCACCATTTGCACTCCACTCTGCAACTCCCATTGCTTTGTTGAAGAACGTGACCTTGAAGCCACGTTTGTGTTCTGGAGATGGTTGTGCGCCTTTGCGACCCAAAGAGTCATCGGGCGCAAATTCAAAGATGCCAGTTGCGATGAGCATCCATCCAGTCTGAATGTTCTCGATGTCGAAAACAAACTTTTCCATTTGGAATTCGCCATCTTGATTTGACCATGCGTTTGCTTGTGGGCTGAATCGGATGTAGTTACCGTTACCGCCGCCACCTGAGAGATTTAAGTTCATAATGTTTCCTGTTTAAAGTTGAAAAAATGTGATTTGCATCACGGTCGGGGGAATTGGGGTTGTGATTATTGAGTCAAACCTTTGTCTCTTGCAAGCGTTAATCCACTTGATATGCGAGAAGTTAACGGTTCAATTGCGGCCTTAAGGTCTTTCGGTAACAGTTTTTCTGCTGCCGCTGGTGTTACCAGTTCTTGTTTCACGATCTGATCTATGGTGAGTCCCATGCCCAAGAGTGCAGGGACAACTTCAGAATCCTTTGTCCATGAACGCAATGCTCTTTTCGGCGACAACTGCCAACCCGCAATGACATCGCCTTGCTCCATGCGTTTTAAGGCGTGATCTCTCACAGCCTTGATGTAGTCCTCAACCATATCAAATTGCGTCAGCAAGACGCTAATCTGCTGCTCTGACAACATCTCTATTGGCGGTGCATTGCTCACCACTTCAACAATCTGTTGCTGTGCAGGGCAAATAGTCTTGGCTGGACAGTACTGGCAAGCAGAGTCTGATGGCACAGGTGGGAATGCAGGGTTCAAAGCATTTTCAATTGCGGGAGTAAGAACGTAATGCTCCCAATCCACCAACTCTTGAGTTGTCATTGTGTGCTTGCGAGTCTCACCGTGATGGGGCTGGATAATCCACAACTCAACAGTTGAGATGTCTTGGTACAAGTTGTTAGCGTTCAAGGCAGACAGGGCATATAACTTCAACTGGTCACTGTCTTCAGAGACAAAACCCCTTCCAGTCTTCAAGTCCGCAATGATGAGTTTGCGTTTTTCCTTAGAGATACCAATGACATCAGTTGTGCCGCCCACCTTGCAAACTTGTGTGTCTTGGTAGGGGATGAACTGCTCGACAGTCACTGACCCTGCACCCAACTCATCTTCAATCTTCCAAATTGCTTTCAAGTGTTCTAGCGCAAACTCACAGTTCTCCTCAGTCATGAGGATGCCTTCAAAGACTTGGCCTTCAAACTTTGTGGGGTCTAAGTCGCCTTTGAAGCAATGCTCTGCCAAGGCATGAATCGCAGTTCCAATCTTTGCGGCCTCACCACTCTCAACATATGGCATCTTGGCTGACAACCTTGCACTTGCAGGGCAAGCAATCCAACGTGAGGATGCTGATGCTCTAAGGTTCAGTTGTTTTGTTGCCATGATGATCTCTCAATGTGATGGTTGTTGATTAGAAGTTGGTAGGCGAGTTGCCTTGTCTCATTTGATACTGCATGACCCAAGTCTTCCGGGTCAAGGATGCGTTTCATGAACACTACTGTTGATTGGTTTTGCTTGCGTTCTTGTTCAAGCTGAAGGGAAAGCCAAACAATGTGTTCACGCATGATTTGACGTTCTTTATCATCCATTTGCGACTCCAAAAGCGGCAATCAGTGCGGCATCTGCTCTGCCATCGTCTTTGACACGTTTGAACATTTGAGCCTGTTCGGGGAACAAGTCCATTGCTCTTGCCCTTGACCCGTCCTTTCCACCAGTCACAGCCATACGCTTTTGCCATGTTTGCGGGGTGATGAGAGTAGTCTTGATCTTCATGGTTGTGAGGACTCCTTCGACCACGCCAAGAGAACGACCAAAAGAGAAGACAGATGTGACTCCCTGACCCGCCATAGCAAAGACCTTCTCTACATAGGCATCTGTCGGGTCAAAGTCCTTAACAATCTGAACCAACTCAGGCACAGACACCTGACGCTTGGCTTTGCCATTGCGGTCAAGGGTGACTGTTGGCATATCTACAACACTCACCAACTCACCATCCACCACAAGGGCGATAGCACCATTAAGACCAACGTCAATACCCAAGGTGCGTTTAGCCATTTTGACCCCCTTGCAGGGCTGTTAAACGGCTCTGAATCAGGGAATCTACCGATTCTTCTAGCCGTTTGATGGAAGTTACCAGTGGTATGGTCTTTCCAGTGGCGTATCTGGAGACTTGCGAGGGGTCAAGGCCAGCC